TGGTATTCGTTATGGAATTGAAAGAACCAACAACATTATTAACATCAGCTCGTGATAGCGGAGGTTTAGTAGTAGCTGTAGCTAAAACCACTGATGGTGGCTCTGCGGCAGTACGTTGGGATCCAGAAGATAAATCTTGGGTCTTTGCTAAAGGTTTAGCTGTTGGTGCCGTTTTAACAGCAGCTCCGGCTGCAGCCTCACTTCTAATGGCTGAAGAAGTTGATACATCAAATGTAGATCTTTCATTGCTTAAAGCTTGATTTTTAAAAGTTGCCTCAGTAGGTACATCAAAATCTTTTACAGCCTCAATATCCTCAGCTAATTTACTTTCTGTTTTATTAAAACCACTTTTAGAAGATACGGGAGAAGTAACATCTAATTTTTCTGTATTAAAAATTCTATAGTTATTTTCTGTAAAACCAGCTGATCTTTCAAATTTAACTCCATCAAAACCTTGGGATATTAATTGATCGTCTGTTAATTTATCAGCTTGTTCTGCAGTTGCTAATTTTAATTTTTTTTCGTCAAGTATTCTTTCAATAATATTGCCTTTACCCGTGGCTCCTACTGTCCCAGCTTTAATAGCATTAATATCATCTGTGAACCAAATAGATTGATCTGCAGTTTTATTTAAATCAAACTCTTTAAAATATTTATTTGTGCCATGATAAATAATTTTATTTTTAATGGGTGGTAGATCTACTGGAGCATCATCATTAATAGCTTTTATTGCTGTATCTAATCTTTCTCTATGCTCAGTTCTTGCAGCTGGAGTATTTGTCTCGGGTATATCTTTTTTAGGTATCTCGGCATTTTCTAAAGTTTCATTTTTAAACTTGGGATTTATTTCTCCAAGCTCTTTATTAATTTTTTGTAAATCTTCTGTAGGTAATTTTAATAAATGTTTTTTACCAACATCAATGCCTCTGCCAAAAGCTTTAAATACTCCAAATAATAATGGAGATAATACTCCTGATGCAACGGCAACAGTTGCAATATTTTTTGCACCGGTTGCTAATCCAGCATCTTCAAAACCTAATTCTTTTCTATAAGGTTGAGCTTTTAATTGTATCGCTGTTTCTGCAACACCACCAATAGCTGCCTCCATTAAACTAATTCTTAAAGCAGCAGCTCCGATTGTTGTTGGTATAGAATAACCAAAAGATGCAACAACTCCCATCTGCATAAAAGGATCTGTAAAAGCTCCGCCAGCTATTCCAGCAAATCCACCAGCTTTTCCATAACCCGTAGCTCTTTGATTTATATCTGTAAATTCTTGCCAAGCACTGTGAGATTTTTTTTTAATCGTTTCGTGCATAGCTGCTTGACTTTGTAATCCAGCCTCAGTTAATTTATTTTTTAAAATAGGATCTAGTTCTGCAAGCTCTTCAACTTTTTTCCAAAAATCTGCTTGCATAGCGTCTCTATTGGGAGCTATCTCAGTATCATCAACAGTAAAATTCATTGGATCTAATGGATCTAAAATATCTGAGTGTCCAGCCTCATTTAAAATTTGGATAGCATTTCCTATTTCTTCACCTTCATTAATATATTCTGAAGTAGATAATTCTGTTTTTCTAAATGCTTTAAATGCTGCACTAGCATTTTCCATAAAATCAGTTTTAGCACCTAAGCTCCAGCTTTCATTTGAAGGAGCAACTTTTGCGTTATCTTCATCAAAAAATATACTCATTAATTTATTCCAGTTATAATTTCGTCTCTAATTTTATTAATATTAATTACAAAATAATTACCATCTGAGTTCATTAAATACTCAGGATCTCCATCGCTAGTAGGATCTTCACCCGTAGCAATTCTATATTTGCCATTTCCTATACTTACAAAATAAGGATCACCTTCTTTAAAAATTTCTGCTAAAGTAATTTCATTACCTCTATTAGCACCATCAGCTATAACTGCATTTTTTCCATTAGAGGATTTAAGCCATAAATTTTCATCTGCTTTTATTCTTTCAACAACTTTGCTAAAAGAGCCAGTGGGTAGCCAGCTTGGAATATGAACATCGTTGCCTCGAGTATCTTTATCGTAACCACCCATTTTGTCATCCATAGACAAATAATCCATTCCTAAAAATTTATTTTTAATTCTAATTTGTCCGGATGCTTGTAAAAATGCTTTTTCCCAATCGTCTTTATCAAAATTCTTTTTAGTCTTTCCGTCTCTTTTTAAAGTAGCCATATAAATATAATTAGCTGCCTCTACAGTATTATTAAAAGTCTCTGTGTTAGATCCAAATATTTTAGAGTATTTTCTTACTTTAGTTAAAAGACCAACATCAGAAGTTGGAACTTGATAAATGTTTTTCAATTGTTCGTTTTGTGAAATCATAAAACCTTCAGCAAGCAACTCTGCATTTTCTCCGGCAGTTTTGTCGTTCATTATAACAAGTCCGCCAAGATGAGCTAATACAGTATTGCTTTTTGAAATTTGTTTAAAAGCTGTATCGCTTTTATCTCCAAAAGCATTTACTAGCGCTGAAGTTAACTGAATAATTTGGGAAGTATTTTGAACATTAGCAAAGGTTGTTTGAATAGATTTTAATTCTGTTTCAGTAAAATAAACCGGTGGTCTAGTGTAAAAGGCAGCAATCGTTTCTGCTTTAGCAATTCTAGCATTAACAGCATTAGCAAATTCTTCAACATTACCACTCATTAACATTTCGTTAAAACCTATTTCTTCAATTTGTTGTATGCCTCTATCACTTCCAGTTTTTAATTGATCTTTATTTAAATCGCTTTCTAATTTAGCTAAAAATTTTTTACTTGTTGCTAAATTTATGGCGTATTTATTTTCCATTCCAGTTCCTTCAGAAACTTTTTTATTTTTATATTCGTTTAAAATATTAACTCTGTTTTCAATTTCAGAAGTTGTCATTGTTGAAAGCTGAACATAATAACCAGCCTCGGTTTGTAAATCTTGTAATTTTATAATTGTAGCTTGATCGTTATTTTCAATAGCTGTAGCCATTGCTAAATTATATTCTTCCTGATTATATGTGATGCCATTAGTCATGGCAGTTTCCATCTTAGCAACTGTATCTTTGTTTAATTTATTATTAGTTGCTCTTGAAGTTTTAAAATGTGTTTTTAATTTTTCAATATCTTCTATTTCTAATCTATCATCTTTTTTAGCTAGCTCTAAAGCTTTAGCATAATCTCCTACTGCAACATTTTTATAGCCGTAAAAAGCTATATCTCTTTCAACTGATTTTTTAAGTACATCTAATTTAGCACCCATAGCCTCTGAAGTTTTTTTGCTACCTAATAAAGTTTCTAATTCTTTTTTAGCTGTCTCTTTTTCAAATTTAGTTGATCCATAAACAATAGTCTTAGCTAAAGTGTTTGCTTGATCTGTAATATTAACTCTCAAACCATTTATCATGTTTGTTGTTGCTGAAACTTTTATAGAGTTAGTATCTTTTAATTGTTGTTTGTTCATCCAGTTAGTAAGTTTCTTTTTAGCCATCCAAGAAACATTATTTTTTTCTGTATCTAACCAAGTCTTCCAAGCATCGCTGTATAATTTTACTGCAGCATCAGGATCTTTCATTTCTTTAGCTTTTAAAATAGTTTCACTTAAACCAGTTTTAGTTTCAGTGCCATTCATAACTTCTTTAGATTTTTCTAAAAGTTCATTATCAGATTTAATATCCAGGTGTTTTACATAAAGGTTTTCACCTGATTTCATCATTCCTTTAAAAGCTCTACCAATAGATCCAGCCTCATTCATGCTGATTTGCCTTCTGTCAGCAACATTAGAAGTTTTACTTGTTGGTTCTAATTGTGATTTGTATAATTTTATTGCCATTAAGTTCTTGCTCCTTGTACTTGAAATCCTAAATCTAATAAGCTTTGACCCGCTGCATAGTAAGATGCTTTCTTAGCAACTTTACCTCTCCATTTTGAAAGATCTGCATCAGCTCTTAATTGGATTGCCTCGTTTTCTGCTGTGTCCCTAGCATTCTCAGCATTGTAATCCATTATATCTCTATCCGTTTGTAACTCTAATTCTTGTTGATATAGAGCCTCTATAACTGAACCGCTAAAATCTACACCGCTTGATAAATAAGCTACTCTTGTTTTTCCCTGGATCTCTTCAACTGTTTTGTCAAATTTTGGAAGGCTATAATTATTATGCACCGACATAATTTGTTTAGCCTCTTGATCCTTCATTGCAGCATTACGTTCTTGTATCTTAGCGTTATACTGCATCGCTGCATTTTGGGATTTACCAGCAAATATATCTCCGAAAAAACTCATTTTATAATCCTCGCATATCTCATAAAGTCTGATCCATCCGGTCCATAGCCTTTCATTAATCCTTCAGGTTTTAATCCAAGCCAACCAGCAAATCGAAGAGCAATCTCGCAATCTGCTTTGACACTTGTTTGTAATCTTTTAATGTGATTTGTTTTTATAATTATTTCTGTACGTTTCTTTATATGCTTTGCGCAGAATATTGGATAGTTAAAAATATCTTTTGTAGCCAAGACCCACCCCTCGGCAACGCCATCCCAAAGGGGAAAGACCCCTCCAGCCGCTATCGGTTTGTTATTGACTAAACCCGTGAACGACATACCAACTTCTTTTAAATAATAAGCATATTTTTTATGTTCGGGTCTTAATTCTAAAGCCTCACTATTTAGACCGGATGCTAAAATTTCTTCAGCGTGTTTATTTTCAAATGGAACAATAATTACATCAGACATTTTCTGTCTCCAATCTTGGATATATTCCTAATATTGTCATGGGTAGAGCTTGAGGTTGTTTGACATAAATTAAACCTTCAGTTCCGTGTCCAGCATCAAATTCAATTGATTTATCTCCGGTAAATAATGGAACCGGTAAATCCATACTTGCTCCACTATCTCTAAAATCAATTGCAGTTAAGTTGTCGTTGGATGGTCCAACACTAGCTCCAACAGTATTTTGAAATCTAACTGATAAATCAAAAACTCTAACTGTTTTTGTTTGAGTAGTTTCTGTGTAACCTTCGTCTAATCTCATTGTTTGTAAATCAGATGAATATAATAATCCTACAGATGCCTCTTCAACAGCTGTGTCTAAAGTAATAGCTGCAGATGAAACTGTTTTAGAATTTTGAACAGATCCCTCGCCTATAACATCAACAACTTCACCTTCTAAATGAGTTAGACCTGATAAGCTGCTAGTTTCTCCACCG